CTTATAAATTTTTTAAAACTTGGTTTTTTAGCAATTTCTACTGCTGTGTTTTCTATATTAGTTTTTATATTACCGAATGTGCTCATATTTTTTTTAATATAAATATTACTTATCAATCAAATCTTTCAATTTTTGGTCAATTTCTACTAAAGAATTTCTACCTTTAGATAAATCTAAGTTGTTAGTTTCATTAAAAAGTGTTTCTTCTAATATTAAATCTAAATCATTTCTAACAAATCTTTCAGGTGTAACCCCTCCTTCACCTCCAGGTGGGGGTGGTGGTGGACCTCCCATATCACCTCCCGGTGGTGGACCACCCATATCACCTCCCGGTGGTGGTGCCCCTCCTTCACCCGCAGTACCCGCAGCCACGTCAACATCTTTTTTACCGTATAACTTATCAATGTTATCAAATAAACCAGTTTTTGTAATAACTTCAGGCGTTTTTTCTAATTCAGCATAAACAGCTCTTTCAACTCTTTGTTGTTGGATGTCTAATCTTATTTCTTCGTCAGAAAACCCTAATATGTGTTTTTTAGCCCAAGAAGCAGAAACAGGTGCTAATGATTTTGCAATTTCAGCGGTTGCGTCTTTATATAATGTAATTTTTTCCTTCCAAATCTCTAAAGATAATAATTCACCTTGTTTAGATGGGTTATTTAAACTTAAAGTAAAGTTTGTTAATTCGTCTTCAAAACCTAACAAAAATAAATGAATAATTGCTATTTTATTTAATTCCGCAATCATAGATTTTTGAATTCTGTTGATGGTTCTTGCAAACCTAATATCTAACAAAGATAGGTTTTTACCGTCACCAACAGCCTCTTCAAACCCTAAATATGCCTTCGGTATTCTAAGTGCTGTTACTAACTTTTTTTGTATATATTCAATATCCGCAATTTCAGCTAAGTTAGAGGCTCCCGCCAATGTTGTTACAGGTTCAGGTGCCGAAGAGTCACGAACAGGTATGAAGAAATCTTGATCAACCGCCATCTGATTATATCTCATATCAACATTACCAGTTTTTGAATCAACAATTTGATCTCTTTTAAATTTGTTAGCCACTTTTTGTACATAAGCATCAACATCTTTATCATCCATATTACCCACAAACACCTTAAAAACTCTTCTTTCGGGTGCTCTAGAAACTCGGTAAATTAACATGGCGTCTTCACATAATAATAATTGTTTCCAAATACGTCTCGCCTTTTCTAACATAGAGGTTCCATAAGGTAATTTTCTATCATCACCTAAAATCCTGAAATGACCAACTTCCCAAGTATTAAATTCCATGTTTTTTTCTTTCCAAACAAACTTCAAAGCGTCGTTTTCCATTTCTTGAGAATATTTGTCGGGTTGAAATCTCATCCCTTTTTCTAATCTTTCAATTTGAATATTTGGTAACTGTTGGCACCCTACAATACCTTTTTCGGGATCCAATTTTAAGTAAATAAAATTATCTCCGAACTTACAAGTATTTCTTGTCCACATTGGTAAATTAGTATTTATATCCAATTTGTTAGTAAAAAGGTCGGTTAATACTTGTTTAATTCTTTTTGATTCGGAATAAACTTTTAATATTAAACCATCTTGATCTGGTGTTGTTGATTCTTCGGCGTATATATCTAAAGCTGCCGAAATTTCAGGAGTATACTCCATTGATTCGTAATCATAATATGATGCCATTCTTGTCGGTTCATAATAAACTGCTTGTTGGTATAAATTACTTTCTACCTTTTGCCATTGCTGACCAATATATAATGATTGTTGTGCCTGTAATTTCTCAACCTCAAATTCTTTTTTATCGGTTGTTTTTAATAATTCTTTTTTATCAAATTTGAATACAGGTGTTTGTTGGTCTAAAGTCGCATTAGGTCCAAACACCCTACCCAATCTTTGCCAAACCGTAAATTTTTCTTGTGCCATATTTTTTTATTTTAAAAATAATTCTAGAATTTATAAATTAAACTCTTTTTCTTCCGAATAACCATAAATAGTTTTCATAATCACTTTGCGTTAAACTACTTCTATTCATACTCATTCTATCCATATAACTTACAGGTACTCCAGGATTAAAGTTTTGGTGGGATTCTCTAAAATCTTTTTTCTCAGTAGTCCAAGAATCTAACATGGCCTTCGCATGTTCAGTTGCCTTTTCTAATTGTGCGAAAGAGTTTTCACCAACATATATACCCATAGCCAACGCCATAATTAAATCATCATGTTGACCCTTTTGGTGATCTGGTCTTCCATTCACATAAACAAAGGTATTTAGTTCATTAAATAATCTTTGTGATCTAACACCAAAATCATGTCTAAGTGCCTCTTCAAAAGCAGCAACAATTTGAACTCTTTTTGAGTTAAAATTAATTCCAGGTATTTTATCTTGACTTTTTGGGTCCCATTTCCATTTATCCGCCAAATTAACCCCATCAACATAAAGATTTTTGTATCCAAGTTCTTGTAATTTTCTTGATGTTGCAACACCCATACCACCAGTTATGTCTGTAACAATAAACGAGTTGTACAATGTTGCCCATCTAAATGCTATATCTGCGACAACATCGGGAGGAACCTTACCGATATACTCAACTACCTGTTCTCTTTCGTCAAAATCAATTATGGTAAAAGTTGTAAAATCTTCACTATCCCCACGAGAAACATCCATACCCATAATATATTTATGACCAGGAACGGGATCTTTCCAAACCCACAAAGCACCACCCATTAATTTTTCTTTTGGTTCTTTTATATGTTTGTCTTTTATTGATTTCATTGTTTCGGGAGGTATTACGTTATCCCCCGAACCCAAAAAGTTACATTCAAGCTCTTGTGATATTTTTCTTTTATCAAATTTTAACTTTTTAGCCATGGCTTCAAACCACGAACTATACGCCTTGTAACCACCATTTTCTATTTTATCTTTTATTTCTTGAAAATCTCTATTACTAACTTTAATTTCACCATAATCTAAAGTTATTTCATCGTCCTTATATTCTGCACGATTTAACATATAATGAACTATATCATCACATTTAATCAGTTTTAAATCTTTTGAATAACGTGGATCACGAAACCAATACATCTCAGTAATTTTAAAGTCATTCATACCCTTAATTGCCTGATTGTAAATTGAATAATATATCGGATCAAATCCATTTGGTGTTGATATTACAATTACTTTACCTCCTGTAGATAAAGACGCCATACACGCAGACCAAAAGTCTTCATCTGCGTTTATATAAGCCGCCTCATCAAATATAAGAATAGTTGGTGTATAACCACGTAAAGCATCTTTTGATGTTGCTACCGCTTTAACTTCACATCCATTGGTTAATTTAAAATGTCTTTGGGAATTTTTTTCGTTTGAGAATCCAACACCTAACCATTTAGGCCATTGCTCTACAAATGCCCTTACTTTATTTGCCATTTCAACGGCAGTATCCATTTTGTTTGCAATTATAAGAATTTTTTCAGGTTTTTCTTTACGAGCAAATACCATTCTTTTTGATGCCCATGCTGAAGTTACTGTGGACACACCTGCCTGACGATATTTTAATGCAATATTTTCTTCACATGTATCGTAATCTTTTACAAGTGTAACTTGATCATTAAATAATTCTAACGGTACGTATTTAGATTGAGTATTGTCGTATGTTTGTAGATATGTTTTTAATGCATAAGGAGTATCATTTACACATTTAGCATATTCTAATAAGGCTTGTTCTTTTGTTAACGACATTCATTATCTTTTGTTTCTTCTGATTGCGTATAATAATTCACCTTTTGTTGTATGTGGAGGTAAATGATCTTCAATCAATTTCATTATTCCTTCTTCTAATTTTTTAACAGAGTCTTTTGACTCAACCTTTTTAGGTAATCCTTTATGTTTTGTGGATGCAAAATCTTCTAAATCTTTTTCTGACATTTTATTTGACATATCTTTAACTGATTTAGAAACTTTAGATTTAGGGGTATCTCCTCTTTTAACAGAAAGAGCCAATCCCATAATTTTTTGTTGTTGTTTTGATTTTGACTTTTCTTGTAATTCTGTTTCACCAATAGATGCGGTGTCATTTTTAGGATCAAAATTTACTTTATTTTTATCTGTAACGGCTTTAGATGCGTCTAAAAACTTATCTTTATCCTCTTTATTACCTAAATTATATTGTTTTATAGTTTTTGTTACTTCTTCTTTAGGTTCTTTTTTTACTTTTTTAGCCTTTTCGTATAATAAATTTATTTGAGTTTCATTCAAATTCTCTAAAGTTGAAATTGAAAGACCTTCATGTAATAATGTTGCTATTTTTGTATTAATATGTTTCATCGTTCACTAAGTTTTTTTCCCATTTTAATACGATATCTCTTTCGTATAATTTATTCTCAACAGTTTCAACACTATCACCGTATTGAAAAACTAATCTTTTCCTTTTGTGAATTAATATATCATCACTATCTGATTTTTCCCACGCTAAAGATATGACACCATCAATTGCATCATAAACACCAAAAAAATCAGAGTTTTGAATTAAATTTAATTCTATTTCTGAGTTCTTTAAAACTCCTACTTTTTTTATATAATTTACTTCAGGTGGGAGTGGTTTTCCTGATGCTGGTTCAGCATCCCAATCCTCCCCCCAAACATCATCCAAATCAGAAAAAATAAATTCATATATATTATCCCCCCTGTAGTTTGGTCCTAATTCATTTACATATACTAAAATCATAAAATTCTTCCTCTTGGGGTTATTTTAAACTGCCTATTTTCAACAACAAACACTAAATTTTCTTTGTTTGTTTTACCAACAAACTTAGCGTTTTTGTTTGATTTGTAAAACTCATTAGCCGTCTCTAATTGAGCCAAACTTTCACTTAATTTTACAAATTCTTTTCTTACTTGAATTCTTTTTAGTTTTTCCTTTAAAAAATCTTTTTTTCTTTTTTCTTCAAGTATATTTTTTTCTTCTTGTTTTATATCAAAATACCCACTTAAAACCTTTTCAACTTTAGACTCCGTAAACAATGAATCCATAATATGCGAATACCCTTCAGCCTTTTCAGGTGCTGGTGGCGCTTCTGCACCCATATCAGGAGACATCATATCTCCACCCATATCAGGTTCTTCCATACCCAAATCTTCATCTCCCCCCATATCAATTTCTTCGTCACCCATATCATATTCATCAACCTCATCAAATTTTCCAATAATATCATCTCTATCATCTTCATCTAAATTATCTAAATTAATTGCTGACAATATTGAATTTACCACGTATTTAATATCTTGTGAGTCCATACCTTTATCTTTATCAAAAGATCTGATTTTTTGACTTAATCTTCCTGTTAATTTTTGTATAGATTTTAGACCTAAAGGTCCTGCAGGTTCTTCCTCATCTTCAGGTTCACCCATATCATCCATAGGTGGTTCCATACCTTCTTCACCCATATCATCCGTAGGTGGTTCACCTCCCATATCATCAGTCGGTGGTGCCCCTTCTTCCCCTGCTGGTGGTGCTCCTGCACCCATATCTCCTTCTGCTGGTGGTGCTCCTGCACCCATATCACCTTCTGCCGGTGGAGTCCCTGCGTCTGCTGGTGGTGCTCCTGCATCCATAGGTGGAACCCCAGCATCTGCCGGTGGTGGTGCTCCTGCACCCATATCACCTTCTGCCGGTGGAGCCCCTGCGTCTGCTGGTTTTGGTTTATTTTGTTTTAATACGAATTTTTTTTTTGCTTCGGCTTGTTCACCAATTAACGGAATACCATATTCATAACCAGTCACTCTATTAATTTCACTTGACATAATATTCAACCTTTTCATGGCCTCAGAATATGATCTATAGTGTTTTCTATGTTTCATAGATT